AGCCGCAACTGGCAAACCAAAATCAACTAATATTGTAAAAAATAAATCCATCAGTCTCCCCACCCTGGAAATTCAAAATCTTCATCTTCAGGTGTCCAAATAATATCCAAACCCATTATATCATCATCAATTTCAGGCATATATGCCTATTTATATAGATAATTCGCTAATATCGCTGGCTTCAAAATCACCCTTGACCCATACATTAAATGCTAAAGAGTATCGTTCCTCGTCTGTTTTGGATTCTTCTACGGAATGGAATAAATGTGATGGAAACAGTATTAAATCACCATCTTTTACATTTATCTTATAGACTAATTTATTGATACCATTATCACCACTCAACTCAAAATTAAACATTGTACCTAGTAGATTTGAGAAACCATCAGGTTTCCAAAACATTGGAGCACCACCTTCCGTAGGTGCTTTAAGATAATATATGCCACTTATCAATGAATGACAATGAAAATGTTTGTGGGAGAAATCGCCTTTTTTGTGTCTATTGACCCAACTATTCTGAATTGGAAACTCATATATCTTTTTGATGAGTAAATGTTGAAAGACAAAACAATCAATATGTTCTTTTAATACGTTTATTTCCATTACCAACTTAGCAATCTCTACATTCTTTTTATTATTTAAATTATGAAGGTGAATTATCGCTTGCTCCTCCATATCGTAGCGGTGCTTATAATT